AAAAGAAACTTACCCCGAACGATTTTGCACAGTTGTTTGGGGATGACGACACCACAAAAAAATAAAGGATGACCGGGCGAAAGTTCTGGCTGCACTCGTAGCCGGGGCAGGTCTCTCGGTCACAGAAGCAAACAACCTGACGTTGCGAGAACGTAACGCCATATTCAAATTTATGAACGGAGGCAAATAATGGCTGCATCAAACATGATCGTGACCCTTGCCATGAACGCCACGAAGTATGCGTCAGGCCTCCGTAAAGCAAGTCAGCAAACAACGGCGTTCGGTCGTTTCACATCTCGCGCGTTTGACCTCGCCAGAACCGCATTCATCGGTTTGACACTTGCTGGTATTCGCATGATTCCGGTACTTGCCAACATGGGTGCAGAATCGCGCAAAGCAGACATACAACTCAAGTTCATGCTTGAGAACATGCAGGGGATTAGCGCGGCGACCGATGAAACGGTCAAACGCATGGCCGCTTATGCCGACCAAGTCAACAAAGCAACTGGAATCGACGACGAACAGGTCAAAGCGGTTCAGCGTAAGTTGCTTGTGTTTAAGACGTTGCGCCAGACCGCCGATGAACTGGGTGGCACGTTTGACCGAACAACTTCGGCTGCCATCGACCTCGCAGCTGCAGGGTTCGGTGAGATGGAGGCCAACGCCATCAAGTTGGGCCGTGTTCTACAAGACCCAACCAAAAACCTGAACGCGCTGAGCCGGGCAGGTATCACATTTACGGCAGAAGAAAAACGGAAAATTACGGCGTTGCAAGAATCGGGCAAACTGCTCGAAGCACAAAACTTGGTATTGCAATCCGTTGAGGATCGTGTCAAAGGTATCGCCGAAGCGTCGGCCACACCATTTGAGAAAATGAACGCACAGTTCCAGCAGATTGGTGATTCCATCGGTGAAGCGATGTTGCCTGCGTTGGAAAGTATGAACATGCAGGTTTCTCAATGGTTGTCTACACCGCAGGGCCGTAAAGATGTGCAATTGATTGCTGACGCGTTTATCAGCGCCGCATACGGTATCAAAGAGATGGCAAAGTTCCTTGGAATTGTGCGTAACCTGCTTGACGAAATCAAACCGTTCACCGACTTGCTTGACAAGTTAGCGAAACTTGTCTTTCCAACTTACGGTTTGGTTAGCCAATTGCCCGGTGTCGGTGGCAGCAGAAATTCAGGCCCCGGCATTGTTGCAGATCGCGCGAATGCCCCGGTCATCAACTTCAACGCACCCATCGACTCGGTAAGTGCCGGGCGTGAAGTCGCGCGTGTCCTTTCTGATTACAACCGGGCGAACGGTATGCGCTAATGGCTTTACCGATTATTGAACAACCGCTTTATGGCGAAGTTCTTATTGAAACTGCACCTTGGGCCACACCGTTTGTTTGGACTGACCGCACCGCCGACTTAGTTGAGGGTTTCAGTTATTCGGAAGGTGGCCGCATAGGCACACCCGGATCATCACAAGTAGACGTTGGAACACTAAACGCCACATTCAAAAACTTGGTAAACGTTCCAGTCGTCGGAAACTTAGTCCGCGTTTCATTCAGCAAATTTGCTGGCTACGCATTTACTGGCTATGTGCAAGACGTATCGCAACGAGTCGTTTTTGACCAGTCAGTATCATTCACCACACCAATCACGCTGACAACAATCAACTGTCTTGATTGGGTTGGCTACATTTCCCAATTCCAAGCCGTAGGTGTTGGAGGTTCTAACTATCTAACTGGCGTAAATGAAACGGATTCCAGTTATGCGGTGCGTGATCGTATTGGCGCGCTAAACAAAATTGTTGATTCCTCGAACAACACTAAAATCATCAATGCAAGTTTTTTCACTACGGTTCAGGAAATGGGTGATACCGATTTTGTTGGCAGTTTTGCTCAACATCTTGACTTGGCTGCAACCACACTAGGTTTGACTTGGCGTGGACAACACGTTTTGCCAACAAACGTAACTGATGGCCGTGGTGGGTTAGTTTATTTTGATCCTCCAAGTTCATTCACAAACGAAACAACATTTACTGATGGTGTGGGAACTGCCGGGCAACTTCACTACACCGAAATCGATTTGTTGAACTCAACTGCGAATGTGGCCAACTCCGTTGTTGTCAATAACCGTTCGCGATTCAATGTGCCTGATGTTGAAGTTACAAAAATTGGTGGGTTCAACGAAGAAAACTACATGATTATCAACAACCAGAATGTTGTTGGTGTAGCAATCGACGGTGTCCAAGAAGCCCTGTCCTCAAGTTCAATCACAACCTACGGAATACGTCAAACCGTAGTTGACACAAATGTTGCAATGCCTGTTTCATCATCAGGTTCATTCAACATCATCATCAACCCATCGATGGAATACTCTGACGACGGTTATACCCGGAACAACACCAACTGTGTTGTGCGCCGTCGCAAACCATCACAGGATGCAAACCCATTCGCCGCTTACAACGGTTTGTGGGCAATGCGATCACGCCAAATAGTTGCCTCACCAACGGCTCGCATTTTGTTCAGCGGTGGAGAAGCCGACGGTATCCCCGTTGTTGGAGGAACAACTTATTATTTCAAAGCGTATGGTGCGCGTGGCACAGTATCTCAAACCAACATGCGCGCACGTTTGGACATTCGTTGGTATGACGATTCCGAAACATTGTTGTCCACCACATCAACTGGAAACACCAGTTTGACAACCGCAAACACTTGGTATCTGGTCAGCGGAAGCGCAGCTGCACCAGCCAACGCAGTCCGGGCATCAATGGAGATTTTGTTTGAACGGTCCAGCGGTGCAAACATTGCAATTGGCGATCGTTTATGGGCCGATGCATTTATGTTCTCAAAAGTAAACGACGGATACTTTGACGGCGATACACCATGGGATGCAACAAACGCTTACGCATGGACTGGTGGAGTAGGTTCATCACCTTCGTACAAATTGCTCAACCGTGTCGATGATGTCGCAAACACATTGCTTGGCATGTTTGCAAACACAAGTTTGCGAGTGACAAGGATTCGTTGGAACGCTCAAGAAAGTTTGTCGGCAATACCCAAACTGGTTGTCGGCCAAAAGATATATGTGGTTTACAAAGGCACTACAACTTCACACAAAATCGTTGGGATTGACGGAAACGTTGGGCCTGAACGATACATGATCGACTACTACCTACAGAAAGTATAAAACATGAAAGACATATTACGGCGCGTACTGCGCATCGCATCGTTCGCCCTAGGCGCTGGAATCGCCGGATTGGGTGCAGGGTCCGCCATCGGGCTTACAGTCGCCCAGAGTGCCCTTATGGGGGCTCTCACAGGTGTTCTGGGTATCTTTGGTGCGCTGGCATTCATCTACGCAGGCAAAGGCACAGTCGATGACGGCGACTTCAACGCCACCATCAATTCGGCCATCGAAACAGCTCGCGCGAAAGACGGCAAAAAGTGAGTGATGGGGTGGTGGTCACTCTCGAACGAATCTACGAAAAACTTGTGGAACTTGAGATTCGACTTGGCGACCACCCCAAACAACTCGACGACCACGAAAACCGTATTCGCAATCTCGAAATGAAAGTTTGGTCATTCGCTGGAATCAGCAGCGTCGTGGCCGTAATCGCATCACTAATACTCACGAAAGTAGGCTAACCATGGCAGACACCGACCTTATCCGCCCGGTCAAAACGACCGCAATCAACGACGACTTCGCAGCTCACATCAAACGTGGCGCGGCGACTCCCGGACTCGACTACAACTGTGCAGTTGGCGAATCCGTTTGGGCATCCGATCGTGGCATTGTTGTTGCCGCGTCGAACAACCCGAACAGCGGTGCAGGCAAGCACGTTGTCATCAAACACCGCGACGGTTCACAGACGCTTTACTACCACCTGTCGAAGGTGTTCGTCGGTAACGGCTCGCGCGTAACCCAGCGTGAGGAAATCGGCAAGACCGGAAACACCGGAACGCAAACGACTGGCCCACACCTGCACTACGCAATCAAAGACAAGTCGGGCAAATTCCTCGACCCCGAAAAAGTGTTCCGCAAAGAGAAGCGTGAGGCGCGAAAAGAAAAAGCCGCCGCCGCCGCAGTCGTGACCGAGGTTATGACCCCGATGCATGAGATCATCCCCGAATAGGTTCTAACCTTTCTCCCTATTCGGGTGGGGCAGTCGTTCTAGGGGGCGACTGCCCCTGTTTATGTGCTATGGTGTGACCACCTACTAGCAGAGGAACAATATGCCCAAGCAACAAGCATTCAACCTAGGTCGCACCATGACCATAATCGCACTCATCGGCTGCCTAATATCGGCTGGCTGGGCATTGTTGCCCGGAACAATCGGTTTGGCATTGGTCTGGTATGGATCCACAGACTGAACGCTGGCCACACGTTGACATAGTCCGTGAGGAACTGCGGCGACTCCAAGCAGAACAAACCGTCGCCAAACAAAAAGCGCGCGCCAAACACATCGCCGAACTAAAACAACACATGACCGGGTACGACAAAACACTTACCCGAATAGAACGTCGTACCTCCATGAGAACCTTTACTGAACGTATGCTCAAATACGGAGAGAAGGTACTCAATGAACAACGACAGAATGGTCGCCCGGTCACAGACTGACGAATGGTACAAGGCGCGCCAATATGGTGTGTCGGCCACGACCGTTGCCAAGGCCGCTTCAGGCCCTGCCGGATACGATGCCGAACTACAAAACTCCCTATTCCCAGAGGACAACATCGTCGAGGATAACGCTTACATGAAGTTTGGGCGCGACTACGAGAAATGGATCGTGAACGGTCTGCCACTCGAATACCGCATCAAACCAAACGACTGGCTAATCCGAGGCGACGGCGACTACCGCTGGCATCTCGCAACACCTGACGGCCTCAACGACGACTGGACAATCATTGCCGAAGTCAAGACCACTGGCAAAGATTGGGAGGGCAGCACAATCCCAATCCAGTATCGTCGACAGGTGCAGTGGCAGTTGCACGTCACCGGGGCACAAAAGTGTGTGTTTGCCTGGTTGCTTCGTGCCACATCCGAGTCGGGAGAATTTGTGCCAGCGTGGATGGAACCCAAGCACATCATCATGGAACGCGACGAAGCGATGATCGCTGACCTAATCGAAGTCGCACAACGATTCATAACCGACTTCAACAACTACAAGGAGATGCAAAATGGCTCGCTTTAACCTCGCAGACTATGCCACGGTCCAAGAACGAATAGAGGCATTCTGGAAACGGTTTGATAGGGGCGCAATCATCACGCGCGATCTAACCACCGATGCTGACCGCGAACGCAAACAATGGCGCGTATACGCAGAAGTCTGGTTTGACATTGACGAAGTTCGACCGCGTGGAACAGGCCTCGCATTCGAGATTGACGGCGGTGCCGGGGCAAACATGACCAGCGCATACGAAAACGCAGAAACGTCAGCAATCGGTCGGGCGCTCGCAACCGCGAACTTCACGACTTCAAAGAACCGCGCATCACGAACAGAAATGCAGAAAGCCCAACGTGGCGCACCATCCGAGACGCAAATCACCGCAATCGACGTACAAAACGCTGCAAGCCTCGACGAACTAAACCTACTTTGGTCACGCGCAGTCGATTCCGGCGACTCCACCAAACTCATAGCCGAATTTACGGCCAGAAAAAAAGCCCTCAATGGATAAGTTACTTCGGTTCCGAATCGACGGCAGGGCCGTACCCAAAGGCAGACCACGCATGACAAAAATGGGTGGAGTCTACACACCCAAAACAACCGTCGATTACGAAAAGTTAGTCGCGGCCGCATGGAACGACAAATTCGGCATGCTCGCGCTAAACGGTCGCCTCCGGGTAACAATCAACGTTCACACAGATCGTCACGCCAAACAAGACGTGGACAACCTCGCCAAGTCAATCCTCGACGGCATGCAACGCGCCGGGGCATTCGTAGACGGCGACGAACAAGTCTATTCACTCGGCATTACCAAACACGCCAGCACAAAAGAATTGGGCGTGTGGGTATCGGTTATCAAGTTTGATGACTATGATGACCACTAATCGCTAGCACGATTCCCCTACAACTTCCCCCGGTCCTGTGCTAGCAGGCCGGGGGATTCCAATTGGAGTCCAACATGGATCAACAACACCACCACCATTGGTTACAGGTCGGCGAAAAGACCACGTTTCAATGCGTCATCTGCTGGATAAAAAAGTGAGTTTCAAACTTGTAAAGAAAATCATCCAGTCCGACCGTGTCGATGGCATGCACAAACTGATTCTCATAATCCTTGCCGACTATGTGAACGAGTCCAAAGGGAACGCCGCATGGCCCAGCGTCACCACGGTCGCACTCAAAGCCGGGGCTAGCGTCAGGCATGCCCGGCGAATCATCCGCGAACTCGAAACCGAAGGCGTTCTGAAAACGATTCGTCAGGCAGGTTTGCGTGGCACAAATAAGTACGTTATTGATGTGGATACTCCTGTGGATAATGACACAGGGGCGGACATGGGTGTCCTCCCTAGGGCGGACATTTACGACACCAAGGGCGGACATTTGAGACATGTAGGGGCGGACATGGGTGTCCGCCGAATAGATAAAGAACAAATAAGAATAGATACGTTCGACCGCGCCGCGCCCTCCGGGCAGGCGGCTGCGGTCTCACTACAGAATGATGATCCAAATGTTGCGACGGTCGCCCAAGCCTCCGGCGGCGACACGCCACAATGCCAAGAACACAACACACTAAACCTGCAATGCGAAAAGTGCTACGCTTACCAAGTAAGCAAATGGAGAAAGGAACCCCTAACATGATTACTCCACCACCCAAGGTCATCGGCGCAATGAAGCACCTATTGCTCGAACTCGAAAAAGTTGGGGCCATAAACCCCATCGACCGCGAACACCTAATCCGCGAATACGTCATCGGCAGGATCATGAACTTCGGCCACCTCGCCGAATACCTGCTCGCCACCCAAGCAATCGGATTACACAACCACGACCAAATCATCCGATACGGTCGACGCTACGGCGAAAACAGATAAGGAAAATAGAACATGGCATTTATCAAAGTAGAAGGCATCGTCGATAAGCCACTCGGCGACCGAGGATTCATACTCCTAGAAACCATCCGTCTCAACGACGGTCGCACATTCGACAAGAAGTGGAAGGTCTGGGCAATCCCAGCACCCGAATTCTCGTCGTTCGTCGAAGTCACCGGGGAACTCTCCACCAAAATCAACGAATACGAAATGGGCGGCGAAACGAGGCGCAACATTGATCTAAACGTCAACAACCCAGTCGTCAAAGTCCTCCGAGGCCCCGAAGTCGCCGCACCCGACGTAAACACCGAATGGGCAACCGCACCAACAACACAGGCAGCACCGTTCTAATGGCTAAATCGTACAAAATGCGCATGTACCAGCGACGACTCTGGCAAAACCGCACCCGAATCGCCATCACCACCATTGCGCTATGGTTCGCCATCATCGCAACCATCCTTGTCATCGCGGAGTGGATCTCATGAACCTCGAAGCAATGCTCAACACCGTTACCCAACCACGCACCAAACAATGCAAACTCAACGTGTGGCTAACCACCCTCAACGAGGATGATCGCAACGCATTCTGGCGCGCAATGGACAACGAAAACATCCCACTTCGACACATCTGGAAAACCATCCAAGCAATCGGATGCCCCAACCAAGAATCATCCGTCCGGTCACACCGCCGCGGCGACTGCAAAACCTGCGAAAGGCAAATCAACAATGGCTAGCATCTACGAAATCGAAAAACAAATCGAAGCCGTCGTCGCCCAAACACGCATACTCTGCGAACTCATGGGAATCGACCCAACACCAATGCCCGGCGAGGAACCAGTCAACAACGAAACCATTCAGGATCTAACTGACCCCGATGCTTGACGAACTCCTGAATACCCCACAGCCCCCGACGACTCCTGACCGTCGGGGTGCTGCGGTGTTCAGCCAAGAATGGAACGCAACCGGAGACGAATCAATCGTCACCACAATCAGCGACACCGAAGTCGCACACGAACAACTACACGACTTCATCACCCAACGCGGCGGAATCATCCCCGAAGGCTATGTGGCCACAATGCTGACCGCCAAATACAACCCAAACGCATGGACACGCGACAAACCGTTCGACGACTCCGGGCGACAAGCCCCAGCCGTCACACGCGGCGCATGGTCATACACATTCAAAATCAGCAAACGAATAGACCGCCAATCCTTAGTTGACGATCTAATCCAACTCACCAAAAGAAAGGCAGTAAAACGTGTTGAACAGAAAACTGATGAACTCTTTGTCTTTGCCATGGGAGACTCTCAACTTGGCAAACCCGACGGAGACGGAACCGAAGGAATCATTACCGCGTGGGCGCAGAGCCTCGACCGGGCAAGTTCCGACTGGACCCGAATGGGAAAACCCTCGGTACTTATTGCAGGTCTCGGAGACCATCTGGAAGGAAATCAAAGCCAAGGCGGCAGAAACTTCTTCCGTTCCGACCTCACGATTTCCGAACAACTTCGGGTATTTCGCCGGATGCTACTCCGGACCATCGATACATTCATTCAGGCACCGAGTGTCACGGTGGGCATTGTCAATGGCAATCACGATGACATCCAACGCTTCCAAACGACTGACGCGTCGGATGGACATGCTACTGAATCGGCAATCGCGGTCAGCGAAGCATTGGCACTCAACCCAGAACGATATGGCCATGTGCGTATGTTCGTGCCAAGTAAAGACCAAGACCACTTGGTTCTCGAAGTAAACGGAACGAACTTCGTGCTGATCCACGGCCATCAATGGTCGCGTGGTAAAGCGATGGAATGGTGGGAAAAGCAGACGTTCAACAATCACCCAGCAGGTGCAGGCCACATCCTCATCCACGGCCACGAACACGAGTTCCAAATCAGCAGCCGCCGCGACCGTCTCGTCATCACCACACCAGCACTCGAATCCGAATCAACATGGTTCAAACAAAAGTACGGCGCAGTTGGTCGTCGCGGTGTGCTGACATTCATCACCAAACCTGAAGGACAATTCGAGAGGATGGCAATCGTCTAATGCCAGCCAAGAACAGACCTGATCTAAAAACTGCCGACTGGAAAACATTACGTCTGGCCATACTTCAGCGAGATGCACACACCTGCGCATATTGTGGGGCCGAGGCAGACACGGTCGACCACATCATCCCAACATCCATGGGCGGAACAGCAGACCCATCGAACCTCCTCGCAGCCTGCAACCGATGCAACGGCACCAAGTCCAACAGGATCCATGCCCGAACCAACTGGGTCAACACCCGGTGGGGGGTACGCCTATCGTGACCGCAGCGTGACGGCCCTCTAAGTCGTCGCAAAAATTGTCCTCCATTTTTTTGGAGGGCATCTCCACATCCCGTGCCGT